AGCATAAAAAACTGGCGATTGGAAGAATGGGGAACAAGGGAAATGTTAAGCCGTAACGACCCGAAGGAAGTAGCACAGCAGAGGTGGTCGCACTTCCCGATTTCAGTTGAATGTCTTTTGAAGAATCCGATGGTTTCAAACGCAAGGTGGGGAAGCACCACGGGAGAACCATTAAGGCCAAAACGCTATTTGACACAAGGAAGGAGAAGGTAATGCCCTTACACGATTTTGTCTGCGGGAAGTGTTTAAAGCGATACGAGATTATTATTCCATTGAAGGAAAGTGACAAGAAGGTAAAGTGTCCGCACTGCAAGAAGGAGTTAAAAAAGATAATGGCTCCTGTTTTCTTTTCAATAAAGTAGGTGAGCGATGGCTAAAAAACGGGTTAAGAATTTGACTTACGGTGAGTTGGTGGAGAACAAGGTTTCCAACGACACATGGAAAGAGTACGAAACCGCCAAACGAAATCAGTCCTATGATGAAGATGAATTTGAAAAGATCATCGACCTGATTGAGTGCAAGCGGAACGAGAAGGAATACGAATGGCTGTCTGACGTGTTCATTCCCGAATACCCTTCTATTCATCTTACAGAGGCTTCTCAATGGGCGAACCAGTATTTTCCCACAAGGGACTTTGTTGACGCTTATCTTGACGGGAAAGATGACAGGAGCATCAAGGCCGCAAAGACTGCCAAAGAGTTCCTAAACTCCATGCTGAACGTCAAGAACGTCTATCATTACCAGAAGTACATGAAAGCGAGAAGCATTAATTCAACATTAGGATGTGTCTATGCGGTTTTAAGCTGGAAGCAGAAAGTTAATATAGAAATTAAAAAAGTCCCCAAACAGTTTAATGCCGGAGTTGATGAATTTGGCCGTCCTGTCATGCAGACGCAAATCGTTGACGAACCGCATGAGGTGATTATTGAAGATCGGTTCCATTATGAAGTTCCCGACCCTAGAAACGTATTCACAGACAATTCCTACTGTTACTCCGCACAGGAAAAGGAATGGATCATTATTCGGTCTGAAATGTCCTATGAGCAGTTGAAAGCGGTTGAAGTAGAGAACGGCTACATTAACCTTGATGAACTGAAAAACATCAAAACGGACAACAGGACGGAAGCGGGGAAGGTAACAAAGGGGGAAGATCGGGAGAAGGACGAAACACAGTATCAGTATTTCGACATCCTGGAACGTTTCGGTTTGAAATGGGCGATTGTTGAGGAAACAGATGACAGCGGGTATCCGACAAAAATTAAACCCGCCTACAATGATAAGGGAGAATTAAGCGATAAGGCTGAACTGGTGGAGTCAATAGTGACTTTAGCTTGTAGCGGAAGTCATAAGGTCTTGATCCGTTTTCAGCCGACACCTTTCAGAACATCAAAGAACGTCCCATTTAGGCCAATCGTCAGGGGATTGAATTACATCCATCCCACAAAAGACGTTGGCATGAGCGATGCGAAATACGCCAAGGAACTTCAAGTTGCCCTTAATGACACGATCAATATGTCAAATGACAGGGTGAAGTTAGCCACGATGCCGACTTTGAAAGTCAGGCGTTATGCCCTCGAGGACAACGATTCTATCTACTTTGAACCGGAACACATGATGATGGTGGAGAATCCGGATGACATTACCGAGTTTCAAATCAGGGACAATATGCAGGGCGCACTCGCTCAGGCTCAAATGTTCATTAATAAGATGCAACAGATCGAGTCAATTTATCCCACGACTATGGGCGACTTGCCCGGAAGAGCTTCAACTACTGCGACGGCTATCCAAGGAGCTACAACCAGCAATAACCTACGGGCGAATTACAAGTCATTGACATTTGAATACACCTTTTTGGCCGAGTTCTACTGGATGATGATGCAGATGGGTTATCAGTTTATGCGTCCGGAAACCGCAACAGCAATCATGGGCGATGATGCACAGTATTTTAACCCCGAAGCCGACTATCACTTCCAGCCGGTCAGTTCAAATATTGAAGTCGAATACAACAAAAATCAGAAGGTGAAGAACCTCGATCAGATGGTGGGGAGACTTTCGGGATTAGTTCCCACGATGCCGGGGCTAATCTTCCCGATTCTGAAAATGATGGAAATGCAGTTTGAGCTTTTGGGTCAGGAACCGCAGACAGTTCTTCCGTATCTCCGGAAAGTTTTGGAAATGGGAATGAAGGAAGAGGGGAAGCCGGGGGAACAGCCAGCGGATCAGGGGGCGACTCCTACAAGTAACCAGTACGGAATACCAATATCAGGCGTGGAAGAACAGGCGCGTCAGAACGCGAGTGGATTGTTATGAGTCTTACAAGAGATGAAGTAGATGTTTTCATGGACAAGTTTAAGAAGAGGGGTGAACGGACGCTATCTTTATTGGGGAAGTTACAGGACTTCAACACAGCCGTTAATGATCCACTAGGGAAACTTCTTTTGGATTGGCTGATTACCCAGCACGAATTGCTTTTGGACAAGATTGCAAATCTCACGGCCACGGACAACGAGAAACTTAAATATCAGGTGGTTAGGGAAATGCTTGTTGATTGGAGTGGGAAGATACAGATGTACAAAGATACCATTAACGACATCAAAAAGGTGTCACAGAAAGGAGAGTAGTATGAGCGAACAAACAGAACAGACCCCAGAGGTGAATCCCCCCGTACAGGGCATGGATGGTGCTTCTCCGTCTGCCGTTGAAGCTCTAGGAGGTAGTGAAGTACCTAATGGTGAGGTAGTTCAGCCGGAATCCGCGGAAGCCCTTGAGCATAAAGAAAGGTCTAACCTAGGCCGCCGATTCACAAAAGCTGAACAGGAGATTAACGAACTGAAAAACCAGCTTGCCCGTATGAGTGAAAGGCTTATGACCACCAATGCGCCGAGTGCGATGAATCAACCTGTCGAGGAAACCCCTCCCGTTGATTACATCACGACTCCAGAGGACTTGGAAAAGTACGAAGCATGGAAAGCGAATAAGCTGGAACGTCAACGGAATCAGTATGCAAATGCTTATGTTCATAGCATTAAGACGATGAGTTACATGAATCCGGAACTGCACACTGAAATTGAGAATGAGTTATTGACGAATGTTAATGACTATCCGACCTATTCAAAGCATTTAGACCCTGCGTCAGACGCAAGGGCTAATTACTTGAAAGCGGAGAACAAAATTCTTAAGCAGAAATTAACTGGCAATCAGGTTCCTCCACCTAACGTAAAGGGAGGGGCAAACGCACCAACGGGGCTTTCGGGGACAAGTAGGGTTAATACGCCTACTAAGCCGGTAGTGAAGTTGGATGAGTTCTCCTCAAAGTTTCTGAAATCTTTAGGTGAAAGCGAAGATGCTGACTGGGTTCAGAAAGCAGTTGCGAGGGATAAGTGAACCATACCAGTACCAAAAGAACTTCACGGAAAATGAAGGGGTCACACGAAGATTCCGGCAGATGGATACGCTGTTGGAACTGCGGTTTCCCGATTGACTTGACCAAACTCCATGTTTCCAAACAGGGGAATGGGAAAAGTTATGAAGATGCAATGGTTCCTAGTGAACCTTGTGACCCGAACATGAACATTTTAACAATGGAAACAGTTAATACGGTGGATGTGTTGATGCAGACAGGATCAGACGGAGAAGCCATTACGGATTACTACACCCCTAGAAAGGTGACAGTAACTTCGGGATGTCCTATGTGTGGCACCCATAACCTACCGTAACTGAATATGGAGGATAATTAAAATGAGTATTGGTTTTGAAGTCATTTATTCTCCTGTTAAGCCTATTTGGGTTCCGGTGGAAAGCACAAACACACTGGCTCATGGGATGCTGTTGTATTACGGCAAAGCGACTCCGGCGAATACCGCTGGTGCAATCGTGATGCCCGCAGCTTCTGGTGCTTGTGATGTTACTAATATGCTTATCCCTTGGGGTGTTGTTATTGGCGACAATAACGCAACCCCGACCTACTCGACTCTGGCAACGGCGTTAGTTAAGACCCAGACCATTACGGGTGTTGACACCGCCGCCGCACAGTTGGCGAGAGATTATAGGCTTGCAGAAGGTATGTATTCAAAAGGCGACCCACAGCCTTTAGTCCAGGTGGCGAGAATCACACCTGAAACAGTATTAAGAGGGTATTTCCGTGGAAGTGCAACGGTAGGAACTACAAACATTTCCACTCTGACGCTTGCATCGGCGGCGGCGACCACAGGTTTTGTAACTGACTCAGCTCAGTTCACTCCGGTTGCCGACAATCATACGGTGTATTGCGTGAAAGGCGCAAATGCGGGACTTAACCGTGTTGGAACAGGTACGAGTGCGACCACATGGGCGTTTACTCGCGAGTTCCCCAACACCCCCGCAGTGGGTGACACTTTCAAAGCGGTGAATGTTCGTCAGGGCATTTGCAGAATGAATGTCGATACGACCTATGGTCTATGGATTGACAATGCTTCTGCACACGCGAACTACTATGTTGTTAACGTACTTAACTTGGATTTGTCTGGTGAATCTGGAACGGAACATTGCGACTTCCAGTTCTCAATTCCGACCTTCCTGCCTTACACCGGCGGTCGCCAGACAGATGCAGTAACTTAATAGGAGGTAAGTCATGGGAAATCCCATTGTTAGTTCACAGTTCATGCGGCTTCTGGATGACAGACTCCGCAAGGTCTATGTGGACTCTTTCAAGGAACTGCCTTCTATGGTTGATCAACTCTTCGGAGTTATCAAATCTGACAAGGCGTGGGAAGAGTTCTATGGTGTCGGTGCAGTACCCGACATTCCGGCGTTCAATGGTCTGCTGGAATATCTGTCCGTTGCTCCTCAATACTATACTCGTATTGAACCGAAGGAGTTTGCAGGTGGTATTCAGATTGAGCGTAAACTTTTAGATGATGACCGCTATGACGTTATTAAGTCACGGCAGAATGGGCTTGTGGAATCTCTTTATCGGGTTAAAGAGAAATACGGCGCACAGGCATTTGGGTATGCTTTTAGTTCGGCACTTACCTTCGCGACCAGCGAGGAGGGTGTCGCGCTTTGCTCAAGCTCCCACACAACCAAAAGCGGGGCATCAACCTCATCCGGTTTCTCCAATGCGGGAACGTCTGCACTGACGAAAACCTCCATTGGCGCAACCCGTAGCTTAATGCGGAAATTCAAGAACGAAGCGGGTCAGCGGATAGTCATTGAACCGGACACCCTCATCGTTCCTGATACTCTGTATGATGCGGCTTGTGAAGCTGTCGGCAACAACGCTAGCGGTGCTACAAGTTCCCTCGATCCGGATAGCGCAAACGGGAAGATCAACGTCCAGTATAACCGCTGGAAGATCATCTCGTATCCGCGTTTGGACGACTACGATACGAACAACTGGTTCATGGTCGATAGCAAGCAGATGAAGAATTATCTACTTTGGATTAATCGTGTCGATCCCGATATTAACACAGAGAAGGATTTCGACTCGATGCTGTTCAAACAGTCCATCTATGCACGGTTCGGCTACGGGCATACAGATTGGAGATTTGTGTTCGGTCACTCAGTATCGTAATAAATTAAAGTAGTTACGATCTTTGACAATTTAATATTTGACAATCGCTCAGCCCGTAAGTATATTATACTAAACTTATATAGGGAGGGTAATATGCTTACGGATGAGTACATAGCGGGGTTTTTTGACGGTGAGGGAAGTGTAAGTATAAGTACTGGTGGAAGGTGTAGCGTTGCAATAACTCAAAAAAATCCAGCAGTTCTATATCTTATACAATCAAAATTCGGTGGGAATGTATATCAAAAAACAAGTACGTTTAATGAATGCTTCCATTGGAGAATTACAGGGAAAGAAGAGGTTATTCGGTTCTTGGAGGCAATGTTGCCAATCTGTGTTTGTAAGAAAAACGAGATCGGTTTGGGTTTAGAGGCGGCAAGACTAGTTCATGTTGATAATCGTGGGTGTTGCCCATTAACATCAGCAGAACACGCCCAACGGATGTCAATACGAGCAAGGATGCAGGCGTTAAGACCGAAAAAGACTTTTTGCAACATATCTGCACAAGAGTTGTTGTACCGTCAAAAAATAAAAGAAGATGCTGTGTGGTTATGTAACAAATGTGGAAAGGATTTAAAAGAAACAAGAGTGCGTGACCAGATTGTCAGTGATGATAAATTATGGTGTCGAGCTTGTGCCGCGAACAGGACGAACACAAAGGCATTGAAACCTCTTACGAAAGAACAAATCGAAGAGGCATTAAATACCTACAACCACCTAGACACGGTATGCAAGGTTCTTAATATAGGGAGGTCGGCACTATTCAAAAAGCGCAAGGAGTATGGGTTGCCACCAAGGATTATGTTAAGGGGCAAAAAACGTGGAACCTATATAGACTCTTAACCGTAACCGGATTTTATCCAGAGTCCGGCGAATAAAGGGTGGGAACATAGGGGGGCAGTTAAACATGGAGGATAATAAATGGGTAACTTAACTTATTTCCCTAACGGGATTATGGCTCCGATTGTAGTCGGGGGTGGTGTTGAAAGTCCTGTTGTCGGGAATGTGTTTTTTGTTGGAGCTACGGCAGGGTCAAATTGGGTAGCGGGTGTTGACGACCCCTCATACGGGACGATTACGCATCCGTTTGCCACGATTGACTACGCCATCGGCAAGTGTGTGGCGGCGAATTACGACACGATTTACGTCATGCCGGGTCATACTGAAACAATCAGTTCTGCGACTTCTTTGGTGTGTGATGTGGCTGGTGTCACGATTCAAGGATTGGGGTATGGCAATGCAAGACCTACGCTGACTTTTTCGGCAACGGCTTCTTGTATTCCTATCTCTGCGGCGAATGTGACTATTAAAAACATCATTATCAAACCTGGTATTGATGAGGTTGTTAAGTTGTTTTACGTCACGGCTGCGGGTGTCACGTTGGATAAGGTGGATTACCAGAGTGTTTCAACTTATTCGACCTTGCAGTTTGTCTTGACGACCAATGCGGCAGATCAACTTACGATTCAGAATTGCCATCACTATCAGTTGACCGCTGGTGGTTCGGCACAGAAATGGATTCAGTTAGTCGGTACAGACACCACAAGAATCTTGAACAACACTTTCAATATCGTTGCGGCTAACGCTTCTACGGGTTCGATTTGCATTTCCGGTTCTACGGCTGTTATTGACTGCGAGATTATCGGCAACAGAATCCATTGGGGTGGTGCTACGATTACAAGTGTTATTAATATGGTAACAAACTCTACTGGTGTTATCGCATACAATGTATTCAAGGCTGGTGTGGCTGTTCTTGTAGCGGCGGCGATACAGGGCGACAAGTGTGTTATCGCTGAAAATTACGGTTCTAACACAGACTCAACATCCGGTGCTTTGGCTCCGGCGGTTGACACAATAACCTAATCTTTAAAAGCCACGGGGCGGGCTATAACGCCCCACTTTAAAATGCAAGTATCGATTATCGGAAAAGGTCTGACTTGGAAACAAGCCCCGTATGATGTGGAAAGTTGGGGGTTAACGCAACTCGTTCTCAAACGACCCGTTGATTTGACGATTGATATGAACATCTACGAGGACGGGAGATGGGGCGACCAACAGACATTGGACGCAAGGGAAGCAAGAGAAATATGCGAACAGAAAGGTATCCCTTACATTGACCTTACGAATTATCCCATAAGGGAAATCGTCACCAAGTTTAATACGGATTACTTTTCCAGTACCGTTGATTACGCAATCGCTCTCGCCCTTTATAGAGGGTACAAGGACATTCATTTATACGGGATTACAATGGCACACGCTTCTGATTACCATGCCTTAAAATGTGGTTGTGATTTCTGGTGCGGTTACGCAAAAGGGTTAGGGACGAATATCACGACTCACGGTTCAACCACAGTAATGCTAACGGTTGATAAAAAGGTTTATGGGTATGATGTCGAACAAGGAACATTACTTAAAAGATACAGGGGATAAGTATTATCAACAGCGACAACCTGTAAAATGGATTACTCCAAGATGTTTGAGTGGCATCCGCAATACAGGAAAATCTATTCCAGGAGGCACTCACAAGTATCAGGAACAGGTGAAGTTGAGGTGAGTGTGTTTAAAAAAACTTAAACAAGAAAGGTGGTATTTATGAGTTTCACATTTTTTTCAGAGAGCGACATGGTTGTAACGAAGGACGGGCAGAAGAAAATCTCTTCTGAAATGCCCATGTGGTACAACCGCCAGATGGTCGAGGAATTAAAAGAAGATATTCAGATGTGCGAGTACGACCTCAAATCCGGCAGAGTTCCCGAATCTCAATTGATGACGGTCAAGGGTAGGCTTGCCAACCTTCAAAAGAAAATGAACGAAGTTGAAGAGTCCATGCCCAAACTGGACGACAAAACCAAAGACACTCTCTTCAAGGCTCGTAAGGAACTGGGCAAAGAGATTGGCAATCTGCTGTTCTCACGGTCTGACATGAAGAAGGGATTGGCCGATGCTCATGATGAAGTAAGGCGCATGGAAAATCCATCGATTAAAATCTCCCCTGACTATGCCGATATTGCGAGAGCTTGCAACGTAACTCCCGTTGACGGGAAAGTTTCAAGGACACAGGCAGAGAAGATATGGAAGATAACAGGACGGTATCTTGGAGAGGGTTCAAACACCGAGGCTCTTCGCAGAGATTAAGGAGTGAATCATGGACGGAAGCATCATGCTGTACCAGCTCCGGCAGTTGTTACAGGAGGGGTCAACGAGTACATTCCTTGACGAGAGAACCTCTTACGACAATCTTTATGAGGGGGCGTGTGCGCTCGTTTCAGAACTTGGATTACTGACGGACACGCAGACCATCACCACGGTTGCCACGCAGAGTTTGTATGACCTCAACGCAAACTACCTCTCGTTGTTTTTAAGGAACGATGAGAACGAATACGTCATTAAATATTATGACAGTTCAAATTATTCGTGGGTGACTTACAGGGATTATAACTACGCCTATCAGAATAACGAGGCTGATGACCAGTCTATTCCTGACAGTTTCAGCATTGTGGATAAGGCTTTGCCGACGAATATTTCGTCCACGGCGACTTCTGACGGGGCTTCTTCGGGAGGGGCTTGCACACTTACGGACTCCACGGCTCCTTTTTCGACTGCATCGGCGGGGGACACAATTCATAATACGACTGACGGGAGCGAGGGGATTGTGTTGAGTGTGACAAGCACTTCGGCAATCGTGACCTCTTTATTCGGAGGGACGGACAACGATTGGACTAATGCGGACTCTTATGTGCTGGTTCCACAGGCCCGAAAGCAGATTTACTTAAACCCCGCCTCTTTGACAGCGGGGCATACGATTACTTTCAAGTATGTCTGCAAGCCTAATCCTGTTTATTCCGATTACGGACAGTATAGAATCCCGTCCTTCTATATGCCAGCGGTAGTGAAGTATGCCGCATGGCTCTATAAATACAGAGATAGAGAACCGAACTTTGGCGACGCATGGTACAAATATTGGGAGATGCAGTTGCGGAAAGGAAGCGCAAATGAAAACAAGACCCCAAGGGGACAGAGCTTCGGGGTCAATATGAAGAAATCGTCCTATTCAAATAGGAGCATGAGATAATGGCCGACGATAAAATTGTCTCTTTTAATTACCCTCTCAATGGCCGACTGATAACAAAGTTGGACGGTTCATTACTGCCGGATGCCCACTTTCAGGTTTTGGAAAATTTCCGCTACAATGATGGTGGCATTGAACCAATTAAGGGAATGACTCCGATCAATTCTTCCTCTCTTGCGAAGTTGAAAGGTCAAAACGGGTTTCACTTTAAGAAGTCTTTTCCTTCAAAAGAGAACCATATCTTTGTGCAAGTTACCGATACGGGCGACAGTTCATCAGCTATTTATAAATCCGACAACACAACGGATATACCGTCACAGGACACGTTCACTCTCTTTAAGACTTTAGACTCTGATAATACAGCGTATTTTTCGGAAGCCCCGGATCAGAGCATGGTTTTCTGTGACGGTTATCATAACTATGTATGGTCGGGTGAAGAGTACCGATGCGCCGCTTTTATGAATTTCGATCCTTCGGGGACGTTTAATTACGACTATACAGACAGGGCGAACAACAATTTAACATCTTCACACAATGTATTCAGTCTTGAAGGTGCAACGACTTCCGGTGTCGATTCGGACACCAAGTTACTGATGCACACGGATAGTGCTTTGACGGACGCTATCGGAACGCATACGCCTGTTAGTTTTGGATGGTCTAATGGATCGTTTCTAAATGAAGGGTTTACGAACCTTACGGCATGGACGGATTCTGATGCGGGTACGGGAGCAAGCACAGCGGCTACTTTCGACTCAAGGACAACCGCAAAACTCACCAACGGGGGAACTAACGGGGCAGGGAATTACGCCCTTATTTCAAAGGACGTTGGAACACTTGCGTCAACCTTTGCGATTACGGTTGTTTTAAACCTCGCCACAGTGGGTACTTTGTCTAATGTGGACTTCTTTGAGATGACCGCTGATAACGGGGATATAACCCTTTCTGTCAGATGGGCTTCTGATGGGCTGTTTGTCTATGACGGTTCTTCGTGGAACGAGGTTGGGACGGATATTTGTGTCGCTGACACATGGCAGGAATATACCTTTGTGGTGGATTCTACCACACCCGCGTCTGCAAATGTTGCGGTTTATCTTGATGACGTTGTTGTAGATGCCACGGTGGATTGCTCTAATGTGACAACGGCAACAGACGGCCTTGTTACTTTAAGGCAGTACGGTAACACCAACGTTGACCAGATTACCTATGTGGATCAGATCAATGTAGGCGCAACGATATCGGCAGTGGCTTATTCAAGCACAATAAAATTTGGAACGAAATCTTTAGACCTAAATTCAGCGGCGACTTCCGGAATAAACGCTTGCGTGACCGTTCCGGATCATGCTGATTTTAATTTCTCAGGTGGGATTTTCACAATCGACACATGGTTTCGCCCAACGAATTTAACCACGAATCAGCCGATTTTTTATATTGAAACAGACCATGCCACAAGTACGGAAGATTACTTCATTGTTTACGCTTCAACAACCGGAGCGATAACCGCCTCAGTAGTGGCCAACGGATCAACGGTTGTTACACTTTCAACTCCTGCAAGTATGGTTTCGGCAGGGGCATGGACGCATATTCAAGTGTGTGAGAATGGAAATGATTGGTACATTTTTATTGACGGGGTAAACAAGGCTTACGTTTCCGATGCCCAAAGATGCGCCAATTATACCGGAGTAGTTAAGATCGGCGGGAGCAATCCTGTCCTTAACTACAAAGCGAGAGCTTTATTTGATGAATTTAGAATATCAAGTTCATGTAGGAACACGACCAATTTTACTGTTCCGATAAGTGCTTACGGTTCAACTTCATCGGCAAGTGCCTATATAGGTTCAACTAGACCGATAGATGGGATTAAGTTCTACGTCAGCACTCCTAACACCAGTGGAACGGCAACCGTTACTATAAACTATTGGAACGGATCAGCGTGGACAAGCGTAGGGACGGTAACTACTACCGACACGGAAGAAACCGCCGGAATAATTTTGAGTCAGTCAGGTTCAATGACTTTTACGAGTACCGTCAGCCTTGCGAAACCACGGATCATAGATGAACTGTACGGGTATTGGTATTACGTTACTTTCTCTGACTTTGACTCAACCACAGTATTTTCACAGGTGACTTTATCCGCTCCGGTTCAAGATTTAGTGGACTTGTGGGACGGTTCGCCAAGACAGCTTTTGTCTGCGATGTATTACACAACGGTCTATGCGGACTATACCCTTAACGCCTATAACCTAGACTTCCTTTCAACGGATGCCTATACCTTTATGAGCATAGGGGGTATGACAAGTTCTTATGCTCTTTATTTCGGGTTCAGCGAAAAGATGGCCGGTATGAAGATTTACTTCGGCGGGGACAAAGTAAACGCCAATGCCGCAACTCTTTTGGTTGACCGATGGGACGGTAGTGCGTGGACTACGGTAGGGTCTATTGTTGACGGGACTGTATCTGCATCAGGGTTAATAACTTTTAACAAAACCGGAACGGTTACATGGAACTCTAATTTCACGACAGAAGAGTATCCAACATCCATTAACAATTCCACAAAACTTTATTATTATAGAGTCCGTGCTACGGCGACTTTATCTGCCACGATTTACATAGATAATGTTTCGGGGATTCCGGCACAGCAGGAGATAAGACCGTACAGGTATCCGGTCTTGTGGCAAAACAGGTTATTCCTTTTAAATGACCAATCCAACGAGAAGAACTCTGCAATCGGTTCAAGTTACGGGACGGTGTGCGTCTTTAACGGAAGCGACAGCGGGAAACTGACCTTTGGAGGTTCAAAGGAAGTTAAATGCGGAAAGACCTTGTTCACTAGATACGGTGGTTCTTTGTATGAGAACCTTGTTGTCTGCAAGGATAACGAAACCTATCTGGTTGATGGGACTTCTTTCACTGGAGGTTCAAGCGGGGAAGGGGCTTTTATTGTTTACCATGTATCAGGGTCAAGAGGGTGTATTGCCCCGCTTACGATGCAACAGTGCGATACGGGGTATGAGGTAGCCCCAGGAGTGACTAAACACATTCTTGCGTGGCTGTCAAACTCTGGTGTCATCATGTTCGACTCGAACTCCATGATCGAGATTTCAAACGACATTGGAGATAGGTTCTTCACGGACGGAACGAACAGTGTCAATCGGTCTATCGTGGACAAGTCAGCGGGTTTCTATGATTCCCCGAAGGGAGAGTACCATGTTCTTATTCCCACAGGGACTTCGACTTATCTCAATGAAGAATGGGTTTACGATGTAGTCAGGAAGAAATGGTATCTTATTAAAAGAGGCGACAAATATCTTTGGTGTGGTTGGGGTGTCGAGGATTCGCAAGGCAGTATGTATGCTTTTGGCGGGACGGGTGACGGGTTTATTGAGAGATTGGAAAACGGGACTACGTTTGATGGTGTCAGTATTACTTACAAGTTCAGGCTTCCGGATTCCCTTTTAAACAGCTCATGGGAAAATCGCAAGGAAGTAAGGCAGATTAAATTAGTCGGGAAGTGCAAATCAACTACCACGGAAAAAGTGGCGGTTTCCCATTATGGTGACGGTTCAAATTCTGTATCGACTCCGGCGATTACTTCTTTCCCGAACACAAAAGCGGGGAGAAGATTTTACAAGTTTCAGAGGTCTATTGCATATATTGCAACAACTCACAGTTTTGAGTTTTCAATTACTACTGACGATGAAGATGAAGGATTTGCGCCTTTGTTTGTCGGTGGAAGATACAGAGTCCTTGGTCTTGATATGGAGGAAGAATAATGCCTATTGACATGAGTTATCTAGCTTATACCGGAACCGCCCCACAAACCACAGTAGGTCAGGAACAGGAAGTTGTAAGGGATATGGCTTTAGCCAATCCAGCCGAAAGAACGGCAATCGCGGCAAACGTAGGAGGTGGGTTTAGTGGGGCGTATGGCTCTGAATCTCCGTTGGGCTATGAAGGGGCTGACGACAAATCAGCTATTTCAACAAACCAGATTGGGAATTACCCGTCGTCATCACAAAATGCCATAACAGGAGGGGGAGCAACTACTGCTCCTATAAGTAGTGTTCAGCCTCAAAGCGCAGGATATACACCCGTTGTTCAGCGATTCACTACACCGACAAATTCAAGCGATGCCATTACTCAATACGGAAATCTAGGGTTGGCGACAGCAGGGACGGCGGGGTTTGCGCTTGATCTTGCGGGAAAGGCGTTCGGGAGCAACTTCTTGAGTAGCATCGGAGGCACATTGGGTAAGGCCGGAACTGTGGGAAGTGTCTTACTGAACGCATATAGAATAGCTTCCGGAGATGTAAAGGGCGGTGCTATTGGATTAGGACAGACAGCAGTAGCCGCTGGTGCTATGGCGG